CGTTTTCCGACGAGAAGCAGGGCTTTTCGGGGCCTTTTCCGTCCGATTTCCGTCGACTTCGACGGTGAACGGGCCTGTCTCATAAATCCGGCGGGCAGTCGCATCGTCGTCGGGAAGCTCGCCGAAGTAGATGCTCATGAGCACCTCCTTGTCGTGACCGAGCCACTGCGCCACCTTGTCCGGCGAGGCACCGGCACGGACAGCCATCGTCGCGTGCGTGTGTCGCAGGTCGTAGAGACGCCACGTGTTGCCCGCACCACGAACCCGCGCCCAGGCGCGTTCGAAGTTCGACTCCGAGATCGGGTCGCCGTTGCGGGTTCGACAAATCAGACCCGACGTGCGTTCCCCGACGTGCTCGCGGATGATGCGAACGAGCTCTGGGTTGAGCGGCATCGTGCGCGTCGTACCGGTCTTCGTCTGACCGATTTTCTGCTCGTGCTCCATCCAGAAGCGCTTGCTTCCACCTTGGACGGCTTCAGCGATGACTACCTGACCGAGACCTGTCTCCGGAAGAAGGCAGTGCTCAATGCGCAGCGCCCTGGCCTCAGCCGGACGCATGCCGGTGTGCCAGATGATCCACGCCAAAGTCTGGATGTCCTTTGAGTGCGGCTGATGGTTCTTCAGCTTTGCGATGGTTGCGATCACCTGCTCGGCAGATGGGCGTGACCGCTTCGCTACGGGGACGGCGTTCGTCTCCGCGCGCGTCTTCTTCCCCCGGTCGGCCTGCGGCCACGGGTTCGAAGTGAACAGCTCACGCTTGGTTGCGTAGCCGAACAGCTGACCGATCGCCCGCCGATAGCGGTTCACGGTGTTAGCGCCACGAAGTCGAGACGCACCGGCGCCCGAAGCATCGCGCTTCTTCGTCAGCTCGTTCATCACGTCAGAGCACACGTCGGGCGTGCATTCCGGAACGCTGAGCGAGTGCTTGGCAAGCCACGCGGGGCAGTCCCCGTCGTCGCTCATCAGCCAATCGCAGATGGCCGCGCGGATGTCATCCGGCGGAGCTGGTGCCCGCTTCGGGACGAGGAGCACCAGTGCCTCCGCAAGGGGAGGAAGGTTGCTCGAGCGCGTCTTCGGGGCCCAGCGGAGTTTGTACGAGTCGACGAACGTCTTGGCGACGTTGGCGATAGTCATCTCCTCGAGCGCCCAGGACACCGGCTCGCCGGTCTCGGCAGAGAACCGCTCCCGATTGTTGATGGCCGAGATGAGGGCGACCCGGAAGTCATCCGCCTGGCTCTTCAGACGGAAGCTTCTCGTGTGTTCCTTCCGGAGGTAGATCCATCGGACGACGTAGGGGCTCGGCTTGTCCGGGCGGGTGATGATGTCCCAGACCCGGACGGGGCTAGTGAACCGCCGAACCATTTATGCCACCTCCTCTAGGGAGGTTATCCAGGCCTCGAAATCACGACGCCGGATTCGGAGTTCCCCGTTGGGGAGTTTGCGGAAGACAGGGCCGCGGCCTTCAGTCCTCCATTTCGCAAGCGTGGACCGGGAGATGTCGAGCTCGACCAGGATGTCCGCCTGGGTCAGCCACTCACCTTGGGGTCGTGTGTTGTTCTGCTTGTCTTGCATGGCAGCAACAGTTGATGCGAGTGCGTAGAATGCATACGCACTTGTGCATAGCTGGACGCGTTTCCCGAATCACGGGGCGTGGACGGGGCGAGGTTCACACCGCCACTCGGAAACCCACTAAATACAGGGGAATACGAGGACAGGGTGACGGTTTCCTAATCCGTCGGCGTGTATCCCGTCGATGCCCCTCGAACCCTTGCAAATACTGGGGAATCTTGCGATTTAGGCGTGTTTTCGGGCTTTCAGGAAGGTCCCGTAAAGTCCAACAAAGTCCAGCCGTGTCCGACGATTCACGGGGCGGTGACGGGGCGAGATCGGCGCTACAGGAGCGGCCCGAGAGCGCTGCGGAGAAGCTCAACCACTTGGCGCTCCCTGGCTGCGACGTCAACGAGGCTGACCTCGAACCACTGCGCAAGCTCCTGGTGTGACGCCCTCTCAGCCGGCGGCGCCATCAGCCGGTCGGTGACGATCGCCCGATCGAGGTCGTCGAGCTCGAGGTCGTTTATGACATTTTGCACTGCGAGTGACAATCTCCCGCGGGCGACCCCGTCGACCACCTGGTCCTCGACGGACGGTGCCGCCGGGGCCTCAACCGACCACAGCTCCTCGCCGTCCTCCCCGGCGACCGCGTCCCCGGAGACGACCTGGATCCCGTTCACGATCCGCTCGATGCGGGTCGGGGAGACGGTCTTCCCGTGGGCCCGGGACACCGCGTCGGCGACGTCGTCCCACGTCCACTCGAGGCTGCTGGCCTCGCGCTCTCGGATGAAGCGTTGAGCGTCCGCGCGCATCCGCCGTGTCTCACGACCGACGGGGATCGGCGCCTCACGTGCCGAGATGTCCCATCGGACGCCCTGCAGGTAGGGCTTCAGGTAAGTGACGAACTTGGCGACCTTGCCGGAACTGCCACCGATCCGCAGACGGTTGTAGGTCGGGACTTTGCCGATCGCGACAATCACAAGCTCGTGGAGATACTCCTCGCGAACCTGTTCAGACCAGTAGGGGAATGCTGTCTGCGCGGCGTAGTAGCGGAGGAACGGAAGATGGGTGCTGACGATCTTCTTGGCGAGCGCGGTGCGCGTCGCATCATCCTCACAAGTCTCGTATGCGAGCCACAGAGCACCGTCTTCCATGCCCGTGACCGTCGGGGCGACGACGGCCCGGGCAAGAAGTGTTCTTACCTATGTAGGCAATACAGTGGGGCTGCCTAGGCCGGGTAGCTCAGATGGATAGAGCAAGCGTTTCCTAAACGCTAGGTCGGGGGTTCGAGTCCCTTCCCGGCCGCTTAGAACGGATTGCCAGTCGCTTCGATGCCAGCCTCGTCGGCTGCCTGCGTGAACTCCTTGACCAAGGTGAACATCCGGGCGTTACGCGGCCCAGACGTCTCCGTGAGGAATCCCTCAGCCAGGAGCGTCTCGAGAGCTTCGGACGTGAACAGGTGCGTCTTGCCGACCGCCTTCAGGATTTCGCGCTTCGACATAGCCGCCCCGGCGAGCTTCAGCTCCCGCGAGATGGCTTCCATGTACCAGGTCTTTCGAACCTTCTTCGTCGGCTGACTCGACTCGTCGTGTTGACGAACAGTGAACATCACGCCGCCATCATCAGTGTTCGTCATCGACACGTGGCACGCCACAGTGTCGTGCTTACGCCAACCGAAACGGCACTTGCGGGTCCACATCTCAAACTCGCCATCAGACGACTTCGACGGAGCCGAGATCACCTTCAGGAAGTACGCGGCGCCATTCACCGCAGCGCGCTTCCGTTGAGAGCCGCTAGCAAACTCGACGTTGCGGTTGCTCTCGCGTGACTTGACGACGTGGTCGAGCAGCACAACTGCCGCACCGGTTTGAGCGAGCGTCCGGGCAGAGCCACGGAACCAGCGGGCGACCTCCTCGTCGGCGTTCGGGGAAACGCCGTCAACGGCGAGCGCCTCGCCGGTCGAGTCGAGCACCGCGATGGCGACATCACGGTCAGCGAGCGACTCGAGCAGCGCACGCTCAGACACCTGGCTCCACTTCTCGTTCGGCTGGATGTAGATCAGGTGCCTGAGAATCGTCTCACGTGGCACACCGATCTGCTCGAGGCGCGCGACCTGCGACACCGGATGGTCCTCGTAGTCGACGAGCACCACGTCACGGCCGAGGAGCATCTCCTGGCTCATCACGTAGAGCGCATACCAGGTCTTGCCGCCGCCGGAATCTCCGAACAGCGCGTTGATACGCCCGGGGTAGAACATGCCGACCTCAGCACCGGCGACGTGGCCGATTGTCGGACGGGGCTGCTCGTAACTGTCGTCGAGCACAACGGACAGGTCAACCGGCCGCCACGAATCGCCAGGGCGACGACGAGGCGCGCCTGCCAGGACATCAACGACCGGTTGTACGGCCTCCTCGAAAACGTTCGTCGTCACGACTGCACCTCCTTTGTGATTGGTGCGAGAACCGTTACTGGCCACCACGGACGGCGAAGACCGCCGCGCGTCTTACGGTGCCACCGGACAACGCCGTCCTCTTCGAGTCGTGCCAACGTCCACTCGACGGCACGACGAGTCACGCCGAGATCATCGGCAATCGACTCAGGCAACACCGCAGTAGTTCCCACGGGGAACGTCCGCAGGATTGTGAGCAGCTCCTCTCGGATGCTCTTGCTCTCCTTCATAGCTTTCTCTCTTTCATGGGGGTCATGTCGGCCGGATGGCTCGACGAGACCCGACTGTGAGCGCTATCCGAAATGGCGCAACCCGCCGTGAGCAGAAACTTGCAGCAACCGTCCCGGTGACGACCTCCGGGGTCTTTCTCTCCTTTCTTCCCCGGAGGTCGTCGTCTATTTCCGGACGAGTGCGTCACCGTCGCTGACCGTGTCACCGTGATTTCGCCACGGTCGTCGCCACAGTCGCGGTCCATCTCCAGTGACCGTGTCACCGTGGCTCCCCCCTTCTCTAGAAGGGGAGCCACAGACACGGTCACGGTGGACTTGGATCCGCTGCAGACCACAGACCGGGATCCTTGAGGCGTTCTCCGGTCATGCGCACACCTCATTGCAATCTTTCGGATAGCGCGCACGGTAGGTGTCAGTGCCGACGCCGTCGGCACAGGACAAGAAAGGAAAGATCATGTCCGACATCACCAAGGCCACGAGTGAGCTGGCCATCCAACCGGGTCAAACCGGATTCACTCAGAAGCAGGTCGCCGCGCTGCGTCAGCTCGGCGTCGAGAAGGTCAACGAGAGTGATCTCGCGGTCTTCTTCCATCAGTGCGTCCGCACAGGACTCGACCCCTTCGCTCGCCAGGTGTACCTGGTCGGCCGCTGGGACGGACGTGCGCAGGCGACGAAGTACACGATTCAGACCGGCATCGACGGATACCGCCTCATCGCCGAGCGCACCGGTGTTTACGCCGGCAGCGACGAGTCGTGGGTCGAAGGTCCGAACGGACTGCCGACGTCCGCGACGGTCAGCGTGTACAAAGTCATCGGTGGCGTGCGCTGCGCATTCACTGCGACAGCCCACTGGGCGGAGTACTGCCAGACGACTAAGGACGGACGCCCGATGGGGCTCTGGGCGAAGATGCCGCACCGCATGCTCGCCAAGTGCGCTGAAGCCCTCGCACTTCGCAAGGCCTTCCCTCAGGACCTCGCCGGTGTGTACACGTCGGAGGAGATGAGCCAGGCAGACAGCGAGCCGCGCATCACGAACGCGGCACGAGCAATCGAGGCAAACATCGTCGAGTCGACACCAGTCGCAGGAGACGAGCCGCAGTCGCTGGTCGACGTCGTCGCCGAACTCCGTGAGGACATCGAGCCGAACCAGCTCAAGCGCATCCAGGTTCTCCGCAAGGAGGCCGGCCTGACCGATGACCAGTATCGCGCCGGTCTCGAGAAGGTGGCCGGTGTGAAGTCCGCGAAGGATCTCACGAAGAGCCAGGCGCGCGACGTCATCACCGCACTCGAGCGTGCCGTTGATCGTGTCAAGCAAACCACCCCGGGCTACTGGGAGCCGACCGCCGAAGAGGTATCCGTATGACCGGCAGATACCGCCACGTGTGGGTCGTAGTCGGAGCAGTCACCGATAACGGAGAGTTCCACTTCCAACCCGACGACGAACTCCTCATGTCGACCTTTGGCGGAAAGACCTACGACACCGTAGAGAAGCGTTGGGTTGAGTCCTCAGAAATGGACGAGGAGGTGGCCGAGTACGACTGGGACATGCACTGCGCCCTAGGTGACCGCCTACACGCAGGACAAAGCCACCACGATGAGGAGGAACGATGCGCCGTGTTTATCGGCTCCGATGGGTGACCAGCCGCAACCAGTGGGTAGGTCACATCGTGCCTCAGACCTTCACGCGCAAGCGCGAGGCGATCTCATACGCAAAACGTCTGCAGGTCGAGAACGACGGACGCGGCAACTCGTCCGGGGAATACCTCGAAGTCAGGAACCACGCGGGGGAGGTTGTATTCGAAACCACCCCTGAGTGGTTCTGGGCTGCGGCGCGCCGATGAGCCTTGACGCTTGCCTGGAGCGTGCCGTCGAGCAGACGTTCGAGTATTGCCGATACAAGCTCACGCCGGGGCAGACAAGGACGCTCTGCCTCGCGTGGGCTGTGATCGCACTGCTCAACAGCACGTTCCGTGAGCAGCTGCCAGCCGCACTCGACTGGGAATACCTGAAGAAGATCGGCGCCGGAGAGGAGCACTACCTGCTTGCCCTTATGGCGGCAATGTCGTTCGACAGCAGAGCGGAGAACCTCGACACCGGTCTCGTCGCTCACATCGGACTCGCTAGGACTGCAGAAGACTTCGCCCGGCTCACCGAGATCTGGTCGGCGCTCCCACCGGCGACCGGTGGGGAGGACATCCTCGGAATGGTCTACATGGCGGCCCTTCACCGCTAGCGGGGGTATGCAACCAGGGCCAACCTCACCACCGTGAGAAGGATGCTCAGCACACTTGCAGCGCTAACGCTGACCTTTATGCCAGGTATCTGTAACGAGAACCTCGCAGAACGAGCACCTCGGCCACCGACAACCAAGTTCGCGACCAGGGCACTCCTCGGCCTGAACGTCAAAGACGCAAGATCCTGCGCGAAGCATTTCGGCTGGAGGTTCCGAGTCGTGCTGCGCGACGGCCACCTACGTCCCATCACTCTCGATCGTCGAACGGATCGCGTCAACGTCACCGTCTACCACGACGAGGTTTTCTACGTCTACGTCGGCTGAGCGCCAGGTGGCGAGCCTTGTCGAAACCGTACGTGCGCTGACGGTCAAGCGGTATGAAGCCGCACCACCGACGCCTCCTCGACCTGCTCACCAGCCGACCCGAACTACGCCACGCATCCAACCGGCGACTCGGCACGGAACTCCACTGCTCAGAGCGGACCATTTCCCGACACCTCGCCACGCTCGAGCTCGAGGGACGCATCCGGATCGAGAGACGCTCACCAAACCGCGACGGAATCGGCACAGACCCAACCGGTCGGACCGTGATCCCGTTGCCGACAGACGAACCAAGACCAGGCGGGGATTGATCTATGCCGCGGCAAACTCCGCCGCGACGCATACCGCCCAGATACTGGTTCGCGCTGTTCCGCGCCTACTGGCAACTGCTGCGCGCACGCAAGCGATACAAGAAGATGCTGCAGAAGCTCATCGCGCACGAAAGTCGATCCCGAATGGCTGAAGCCCAAGAACCGAAGCCAATCTCGCCACCAGACATCAGAGACGGCGACGGTTCAGTTATGAAGAACGGTCGACTGCTCCGCCCAACGACGTGCGCTGTCGTCAAAGGTGGCGCCGGGTACCCCTTCTGCAGCATCGAGCATCTCGCCTCCTGGGCATCATCCCGGTTCGCACCGAAGAACGACTGGACGCTCGGCCAGTCCAAAGCCGAGGCGCCGTACTGCTCCCACTGCTACTGGTGCGGCAAGATCATCCGCAACCCGGAACTCTGCGTCGTCCACGGTGACGAAGACTGTCCGAAGTTCGACTGGAACCAGACGCTCCGCGCAGGACTGATCCTCGAAGAGTTCCGACGGCTCACTGACCGGTCACCGAGTGAGTCCGAGATCGCCCAACTCCAGAACATCCAATACAAGAACCCGCACCTGACCGCGTTCGAGATCGTCCGAGTAATCGACCTGGACGAGCCCACCGAATGGGACGATCAGGACGACTCCGGCCACTGGGAAGACGACCCGGACTAACAACAAACACAAAAGTTCTCAGGCCACTGCCTTGCACGCCGCCTCGTGGCGCGCACGGTGAACGTCGCCAACCACAAACCACCACCCCGAAGACTCGGGGCGGTTGGGCCTCGATCTTCACCACAGAAAGAGAGCCCAACATGGGTAAACACAGAAACGCACTCGACGACGTACTCGACGAGGCACGGAGACGCGGCGAATACGTCGGCAACCAGCTGTATCACGGCTGGGGACTATCCGACTACGAGCAACTCCTGTGGGAAGAAGTCCTCGAAGGAATCTTCGCTCAAGAAGAAGGCTTCCCCGACCATGAAGAAGAAATCGCTGAGGCGGCAATGCACGCTCGCCACTGCGCGTTCTACAGCCACGACGTCGCATCCTGCGATCGCCACGTGGCCGAATACGTGATGGACCAAGTCGAAGACTCATTCGAAGTCTTCCAGGTCACTCGCTAACTAGCGGCGGCCCGGGAACATTCCCGGGCCGCTCGTACTTCCACAACGAAAGGAGAACAACAATGGAAGTGACCAGCATCAACAACCTGAACGAGGTCTACGCCGTGCTCGTCGAGCTTGGACGCCCAGACTTCGCTGAGCTCGCAGTCGACATCAGTCGCCGCTGCGAGATCCTCGGGCTGGAGTTCCGTGAGCTCGTCGATCAGATGAAGTGACACTTGCGGTCATACCCCGGGCGCACACGGTCCCGGGGTATGAAACTCCCGACCAAGAAACCCACCAAGCCAACCACCCTCGCTAAGCAGAAGAACGGTCGACTCGACACGGCACTGCTACATCCGTGCGGTCTGCCCGGATTCGTGATGGAAGCAACTGCAGCTCGCGCCATGCGGGCGCTCGTCGCAGCCGCACGTGAAGCCGGATTCACCCTGACCGCTACAGGCACCTACCGCACCTTTGAGCAGCAGCGTCGACTGTTCCTCAGTCGCTACACCCGGCTCCCAATCCCCGGTCGCCCCACGAAGACATGGAAAGGGCTCACGTACTGGCAGAAGCCGTTCACTGCGCAAGCCGCTACACCAGGCAAGTCGAACCACGGACTCGGCCTCGCAGCTGACCTCGCCATCGTCGACAAGAACAAGCGGGTCGTCTCCCTCCCGAAGAACGTCGTCTGGTTCCTCGTCAACGAAGCACCGAAGTTCGGCATCCACGCAGAACTCCAGTCGGAGCCCTGGCACTGGGTTTACACCGCCGGTGACAACATCCCCGAAGCAGTCCTCGCCTGGGAAACCAAGTCGTGAACCGGGCACTGTTCGGTGCCGCACTCTTCGCACTCTTCGTTGCGCTGCTCGTACTCGCCGGATGCTCCACCAGCGATCCGCAAGAGCCAACAGAAACCACCACGCCGCGCGAATGCGTCGCCGTCTACATCGACGTGACCACCGGGAAGCAGACCGAAGTTCCCTCGCCGTGCCACACCGCCACCACGGGCTGCACCGGCCAGGTCACAGCTCGCGTCGAAGAAGACGGCTCGGTCATCACCACCTGCTGACTTGCGCCACTCACGAATGCCCTAACGGAACAGAACAACCAAAGGAGACCCCAATGACCACAGCAACCATCAAGCGAGCCGCCCGAAGCTTCTTCACGCTTCGGCCCCCGCGCAAGAACGTCAGCACACGTGTAGCCATCGCCGGAACCATCGCGATCGTTCTCAGCCAGTCGCTCGACTTCCTCACCACGACCATCGGCATTCAGCTCGGCGCAGTCGAGACGAACCCGCTCATGGCTCCGATCGTCGGCAACTGGCCGGCGTTCCTCCTCGTGAAGGCGCTCGCCACAGCATTCCTCTGCTGGGTCGCCTGGAAGCGCCCAATCCCGACCCTCATCGTCTCGTCGCTGTACCTGGTTGTCGGGTACTCGAATCTTGCAGTGCTAGTGCAACTAGTGCGGTAACGGTCGCGCACATGGCGCCGCTCGAGCTCGCATTCCCTCGACCCGGTCGCAGCGTCACAGCCAACGGCCGACACCACTGGGCTGAGAAGCGCCGTCTCCTCCAGCCGTGGATCCTCTCCACCCGTGCGGCGTGGATCCAGGCAGGTCGCCCTCAGAACGTCGGCCCGTCCATCGTCGAGATCCGCTTCGGTGTCAACGACAAGCGTCGCCGCGACCCGTCGAACCTGATGCCGACTCAGAAGGCAATCGTCGACGAGCTCGTCCGCTGCGGACTTTGGCCTGACGACACACCCGAATGGCTGGAGGAGCGGATGCCGACAATCGTGCTTGGCGACCACGTCATCGTTCGCATAACTCCCCGAGGCGACGATGTCGCGCTCCGCTAACGGACCCAGGATGTTCCTCTACATCGTCACGGCACTCACGTTGTATCTGCTCTGGGAGTTGAGATCGCTCGAGCGCGCCACTTCCACAAAGTTCCACAGCAACGGTCGCCGGTATGAGCAACATCGGCCGTCGTCTAACTCCTGAGGAGCGCGAGCAGATCATCGCGCTGCGCCTCCAGGGCATCCCAGTTCGGACCGTCGCCTCACAGATCAACACGTCAACGAAGACCGTCGTCGCAGTCACGAAGGCATTCCTCGCCGAACGTGCCGCCGCATTCTCCGCAAAGACTGACGCAACTCTGAACAAGCTCATCACCCGGCATCTCGCCGCCGCCGACGCTGCAGCAGTCGAAGCGGAACGCGCAACCGAACTCGCCGACCATGCTTCCGCAGCGAAGTATCTCGCCGAGGAGCGGGCACGTCTGCAGGAGGTCGCGAAACTCTCCGGTCTCTACATCGAGCGTGTCGAGCAGACCGGCGGGTTCACGGTGCTCACCATCACCGAGGAGTCACCCGAGTGAAGACCCCGTTAGGAATCCCTGAGGGCGACTGGAAACTCGTCCGGCAGATCTGCCGCCGCCACGGCGTCGACCCGCTGCTCATCGTCGCAATCGGCTGGAGTGAGACGCACTGGTTCACGAAAGGTGACGGTCTGAAAGGCAACGGTCTCGGGGTCGGCTCGTACGACTCGGGCAGCACGTACCGGTACGCCGGGGTGCGCGCCCAGGTGACTCGTGCGTGCGAGATCCTGATCCGGAACAAGGCGACCACGATCGTCGACATCGCCGAAGGGCGTCTCCACTCAACCGGTCGATGGGCGAACGGCAAGTATGTAGGCCCGCCGGGAAGCGTCCGCTGGGCGAGCGCCGACACACAAGATCGCGGCTACCCGTGGACTCGCAACGTCGTCAAGACCTACCTGCGAATCGTGCGAGAGCTCGCCAAAGAGGCGTGACCGTGAAACGGGAAGTGACGCTCACGTGGCGTCCGCTGCGACATCAGAAGATCCCGGCAGGGCAGTGGACGACCGCAGTTCTCTACGGAGGTCGCGGTGTCGGCAAAACGTGGAACGGATGCCGATGGCTGCTCACCCAGGCGCTCACGTATCCAGGCACCATGTGGCTCGCCGTCGGACGCACCTGGTCGGAGGCGCTCCGCATCCTCGCCGAAGGTGACGGCGGATTCCGCTGGCATCTCGTCGGCAGCGACGTGCGCCCCAACCTTGAGTTCACCCTCGCGGGTAGCTCGTGGGAGAACAGCTTCAAGAGGACACCAGGACAGATGGAGATCCGGTTCGCTAACGGTTCGACGATCCGGCTTGCGTCTGCCGACCAGCCGAAGAGTTTGCGTGGAACGAACGCGCACGGCGCTCTCGCCGATGAGGTCGCGTTCTGGGATGAGGAGAGTTACCACATGCTTCGGCTCGCCGTACGTCTCCCGCTCCCGGACGGGACACCGGCACGAGTCCTCTGCGCGACAACACCGAACGGCCGCAACTTCTTCTACAACCTGTTTCTCGACGTCGAGAAGCTCCCGCAGCCGGGACTCGTGTTCGTCGGTGGCGCCGAGCACGGGGCGCTGCCACCATCGCCGCCGCCGTCATCGCTCGACAACCCGCACACCGACGACGCGTGGCGCGCCTCGCTAATCGCCACCTACGAGGGAACCGACCTCGGACGGCAGGAGATCTACGGCGAAGTGCTCACCCCGGCAGGGTCGATCTTCAAAGAGCTGTCCGTGATGCGCCACACCAGGGGCCGCCTCGACACGTGGATCGGGCCAGGAGAAGCAGACGACGTCGTCATTGGGCTCGACCTCGGATCAGAGAACCCAACCGCAGCGGTCGTCCTCGCGAAACACGGCAGCAGGTGGCACGCCGTCGCGGAAGCGGTCGCACCGTGCGCTACCCCGGAAGCGGTCCGCGATCTTGTCTCGCCGCTCATCGAGATCTGGCATCCGCGAACTGTCATCTCCGACACGAACTACCCGCAGACGTCCGCGTCGCTCCGACGATGGGGGCTACCGATTCAGGACGCTGACAAGCGGGCGGGGAGTGTCGCCGACGGAATCCGCGCCGTGCAGTCGCTTCTCGCGAAAGACGAACTTGCCGTCGACGACGTCGCCTGCCCCGTCCTGTGGCGGGAGCTTCTCGGATACCGGTGGGCGGTCGGCGCGGACGGGCAGCCGCTCACCCCGGAACGGCCGGTGAAACGGGACGACCACACGGTCGACGCCCTCCGCTATGCGGTCTCGGGTGTGAGCCGCCCCCAGTTCCGGCTCCGGATGGCCTGAACACGTCCGTATGCCTCACCACCCGGGCTGGCCACTGTTCCAGGCAACCCGGACGTCAGATCCGGCAACAAGAAAGAGAAGCAAGATGAAAGAGCACATCAACAAGCTGTACCTGCTCACCGAAGTGATCAGGAGTGCCGCGGAGCGAGGCGAGATGATTCCGATGACCGCCGCCCTGGAGGAGCTCGCCGAAGAGGTGTGGAAGGTCCGACTAGCAAGTGTTCGAACGGAGACAATCCTCGGATGCCCAACATGTCAGAGCACAAACCTCTCCGAAGTCGGCAATGCCCAGATTTCGATTCCCGTCGTCGTACTGCCGGACGACGAGGTCAAGCACGGATCGGTAGAGATTGTCGGGTTTCCGGACCGCGTCACCTACTACTGCGAGAGCTGCGACGCAGACGACCTCTCCCCGTCGGAGCTAGTCCCGGTGTCTAATCCTGCGCTTGCTCATCCTCAGGCGGTGTAGGCATCACACGCAGATGAGGTCGCTTCTTCGGCGGGAACTTCTCTGCCGCCCGCTTGTCGAGGATCTCGAGGAACTCGTCCCACGGCATCCCTTGGAAGTTCTCCTCGTCGTCCTCCGGCCCCTGACCCACAAAGACACCATAGGGCGGGTACCTGGCCCTGCATTCGGGAGTATGCAATAGCGGCACTCCTCATCACAGTGAGGGCCAATGACAACCACCACCGAGGCGCTCAACGCCTACAACACCCTCAAGCAAGCCAACGGATACAACGCCTCAAAGGCGCGGCTATTCGTCATCCTCAACGACGGCGACATCCACGTCGTAAGTCAACACCTCGACGTCTACCAGGCGCTCGATGACGCCCCCGAGGTCCTCGCCTCGATGAGCGACATCAGATTCATCGGTGTCGACACCTGCGGATGGGCGGCACCTCTTACCGACGGTGAACCGGAAGTTCCGCCTTCAGCTCATCCGAGTCGCCGTCGCTGTCGCCTCGTCTGCGTAGTGGACAGGAACCTGGACTCAGCGTCCTGTATCGGCTTCGAGGACGATCCGGAGAACCTCGTCACCGACAGCGGTAAGGCAACAGGCAGCCTCGCCGACGCTGTCGCTAACGCGATGGGGGCGCTCATCTACCTACAGGCGACGAAGAACTGACCATTGGCGGTCAGAACGACCGCCGCAACAGTCGAGGACGTGAAACGCGCTCTCACCTGGATCCGCCGCAACCTTCTCCTACTCGCCATCATCGGCGGAACAGGTCTCGCCATCATCGGTGTCACGATCGCTGTCGCCGCACTTACGAGTCGCTACCTCGGAACTTGGCCTGCGGTCGGCTTCGCAGCAACGGTCGCGGGAGCAGGCACGGCCCGGGCGGCACTGGCATGGTCGCGCCTCACAGTCGTTGAGGAGGCCACCAAGTGAAGAGAATCGTTAGACGGCACAGCATCGAAACTCGCAATGCCGCCCTTCTCTCCCCGGTGAACTTCGGAGGTCAGGTCGCCTATCAGCAGCCGTGGGACCGGGTTCGCGGAATCAAGTTCGGACACGACCGGGAAACGATCGTCGCTGCAGTTACCCAGGCGATCGCGACCGACGCCGCGAACGTTGACAATCTCCCGATCGTCGCAATGCAGCTAGGCACCGGCGACGACGTCACGTCGCGTGCGCACTACTGCTACGCGCTCAACATCGCCCCATCAACCTCGATGTCGGCTGTCGCGTTCCGTCAACATCTCGTCAACTGTCTCAACTACGCAGGTGAGGCGTACATCATCGAGTCGAAGAAGACCCTCACCCCGCTCGTCGGAGGCCGTGTCGAGATCATCCCCGCCGGTCTCGGTTCCGTGAACAAGGACGGCTCACCGATGCTCGTCGCCGGTTACCGCGTCCTCGCAGATGACGGGCAGCTGCGCGGCACCTACGACGGGAACGGCCGTGCGACTGGTGATGGCGCCATCGCCGGTTCGATCCTGCACCGCGTCTACATCCCGCATCCGGAGAACCCGTTGCGTGCGAACCCGCCGATCGCCGCCGCCGGACTACCGGTCGACATCCTTCACCACCAGCGCCAGGCGACCAAGAGCATCCTCATCAACGACGGAATGCCCGCCGGTGTCCTCTCAATCGTCCCGCCCGTAGAAGGCGCCGACCTCGGCCAGGACGAACTCGACGAAGCAGAGCGCCGCATCAACGACAAGGCTGCCGACTCGACTCGCAAGGGTCGCATCCTGGTGCTGAACGCGTCGACGTCGTATCAGGCGCTCGGCACCCCGGCACTGACTGACGGCTGGGTGGCGGTCGCTGAGAATGCGCGCCGGGAGATCCTCGCCGCTTGGCGCGCACCAGAGTCGATCCTCGGTCTCGGCGGGAACCGCACCTACGAGAACCAGCGTGTCGAGCTCGCCGCCTACTACTCGGCGACGGTGCTCCCAATCCTGAACCTGATCTGTGCGACGCTGAACCAGCAGGCCCGCCGTCTCGGCTACGTCCTCAGCGTTGACACGTCGACGGTGTCGGCACTGAACGAGAACGTCGGCGACATCGCGGCTCGCGCGACGGCCCTGGTTGCTGCCGGTATCGCCACTGTGAACGAGGCCCGCGACTTGCTCGGGCTGCCGCCGATCGAAACCGAAGAGACCGTGTCTGTCGCCCCGGTGCCAGCAGTAGACGAATCAAGGGAGGTTGGCCTTGAGTCCACCCCTTTAGTCGTCCCGGTTCCGGTGAAGCGGTCTCTCAACGCTGACGAGTTCTCTGAGAAGCTCGACGCCACATCCGCACCGTTCGAGAAGCGTCTCACTGACTACGCGGAGAAGTTCCACGCGCGGCTCCTCAAGCAGGTGAGCGGTGGCCTTCGTCGCCGTGCCGGTGTCGTCCGCGCAGACGGGAGCGAGACGCCAACCCCGCAGGTAACCGGTGACGAGATCATCGACCTGCCGGCAAGGAACCGTGAACTGCTCGAGGACCTGCGCGACATGTTCATCGACGCGTCGACTGCGGTAGGTGAGACGGTGTCCGGCTCACTCGACCTGGAGATCACTGCCGGTGTGCGTGACATTTGGGAGCGGATCGGTGCCGCTCGTCTGGAAAGGCTCGTGAACGGGTCGGGGGAGTATCCGGGCTGGACGAAGCAGATCGCCGACGACATCACCGAGGCGATTCGTGATGCGTACCGTCTCGGCGAATCTGTCGACGGTGCGATCGCCCGGGTGGAAGGCGTCCTCGGCGCGGATCGTGCTGAGCGTGTCGCACGCACCGAGCTGTCAGGTCTGATGAACGAGGTGACTTACAAGCAGATGGAGGACTCTGGCGTGGTGGCGCGAAAGCGCTGGTATTCGGTCGGTGACAGCCGGACTCGGGAATCTCACCTGGCGTTGAACGGGACGACGGTGGCGTTCGATGAGAAGTTCAACGTGAATGGGACGATGGCCGACGGGCCGCATGATCGGTCTCTGCCGGCGAGCGAGGTTGTGAACTGCCGCTGCCGGATTATCCCGATTGTCTAGTCCTTCTTCTTGCGGACCTTCTTTGGCTTTTCGTCTGTGAACAGATCGGCGGTGAGCGCCGAGTACCGAGAGAAGAGATTCGAGAGGATCTCTGACTCTGTCGAGGTTGTCTTGAGGCCGTAGGCGGCGAGCACTTCTCGGTCGAGTTTCTGATGGGCGTCGACTAGATCGCGGGGCATTGCGAGCGGATCGTAAAGGTCAGCGAGGCTGGCCCCGGGATGATTGTTACGTGAATCGATTACGGCCTGGGCGGCCGCCTCGATCTGAGTTCTGTTTGCAGGTTCCTCGGGCCACGGGAAGTTGTTGTAGGTGATCTCTGCGGAGATTCGGTAGTCAGACTTCAGTCGACCGGAGACAGCTGCATTCCATACCATGAACACAGAAGAGTGGAGAACTGCGAACGTATAGAGACTCGCATCAGTGACGGTCAGTAGGGCATTGTTAGAGATCACATCCGGCGTCATCAACGCCATTGGTACGTACCTCCGAGTCTCCGAAGACACTGCAGGAACAGCAAGATAAGGGGTTCGTGGTTGACGGTTCTCTTGGAAGAGGTGCGGGGTAGCAGCATCATCGACAGTCGTTTTCTTCGAGCTTGCAAGCCTCATCGCTCGAACTTCACCAACCCGGCGGACCAACTCGGGCGACGACCGGATGTCTCCTGGCTCCGCATCAGCTAGCCATAGACACCACCGCTCAAGTCCGTTGATGAGTTCCTGAGCACCAATCAGCCGCCGCAGGTATCTTGCTGCCACTGGATCCGAGTCGCGTATCTGCTGAGCTTCTTCTGGCGAGATGTCTGAGAGATGACCCCCGTCGGTCGGCTTCGAGCCGTAGTCCATGATCTGGCTGCCCGCCTGGAGCGGCGTTCGGCGGTTCACAACAAAAACGTCGGGGCCATCCTGAAGATAAATGTTGATGTTCCCAGCAACACCCGCCAATGGCTGCCCCTTGATGTCCGGGTATCGGAACAGCGTCTTTTTCTTACCTTGCCCACGACGTGAGAATCCGATGATGACGCAGTGGACGGCTGCCTGGCCAGGGGCTTCACTTGCCCACGCAAACGTCTGATGCGCAAAATCGATCTCAACACCATGCTTCGCAAACTCGGCACCGAGCACCGGCGCTTGTTGCCCTTGAGTTATGGAGTTGGTCGAAACGAACGCCACCTTTACTTCGCTTGACTCAACGTGGCGAGCCGCAATCGCGTGCCAGCACGAGACAAGGTCCATGTTGCCCCCACCGCGAATGCCGTCCCACACTTGGTTGAGGTCTTCCTTCTGCGCATCATTGAGTAGCCATGTGCCGCCAAATGGCGGATTGCCGACGATGTACGAGTCGGGTCCGAGAGGCATCACGGACTCCCACGGAACACGTAGCGCGTTTCCCATGTGAATGACCGGTGCGATCTTGATTGGCAGTCGGTCGGGGGCGCGTCCAAACGCAACAGCAAGTTCCTGATTCGCCTGCTGATCGACAAGGAACATCGCAGTTTCGGCAATCCGCGCCGGCCACTCCTCTATCTCGATACCGAAGAACTGAGAGATACGAACGCGTGACAACGAGTCGACATCAAGTACGAGCTGCTTCTCCCCGGATAGTTGCCGCAGCCGATCAAGCACCCTCAACTCGAGTCTTCTCAGTTGCCGATAGGCGACAACAAGGAAGTTCCCGCAACCACATGCCGGGTCAAGAACGCGTATTCTCGCAAGTCGATCGTGGAGAGCTTCTAGTCGGTTCTTGTTGTCTTTGGCCTGTGCAAAGTACTCCTCAAGCTCATCTAGGAACAGTGGGCCTATCGCTTTCATGATCGCGGATTCAGTCGTGTAGTGCTCACCGAGCACTCGGCGCGCCTCTTTCGACTTGATCGCCTGAAACAGCGAGCCGAAGACGGCTGGCGAAATCTTCCCCCAGTCGAACTCAGTTGCCGTCACGAGCTCGTCACGCATCCGCCTGTCAAACGCGGGTATGTCTATTCGCTCAGCGAACAGGTGACCGTTCACGTAGGGGAACCTCGCAAGCAGCTCGTCGATCGCCGCCGGCCTCGACGTCTCCTCCTTGTCGAGTACCTGGAACAGGTGAGCGAGTTGCGCACCAAGGTCCGAGCCGTCTGGGGCGGTACGCGCATCGATGAACTCGGCGAACAGGCCCTTCTCCCACATTCCTGTGTCATCACCGAACATCAGGAACAGGAGACGCACAAGCAAGATCGAGGCGTCATGTCCCTCGTACCCGTTCCTTGAGAGTTCCTCATAGAGACGACCCATGAGTTTCGCCGCCTTGACGTTCGCGGCTTCCTCTTCGCCGCCACTGAACTCGCGCTTCTTGTACCCAGCCAAATGACCGAGCCGGTCGATCTCCTCCGGAAGCTTTGCCAAAGGGAACGCATACGGTTCGTTGTCACCCCCGAGATCCCGAATACGAAGCGTCGCAAAGTCGGACGTGATGACGAGACCAGGGAAGTCGTCTACCTCTATCGACTCCAGGTAGTCGATTGCTTGCTGTTCTGCGTCCTCCAGACTCTTGCCGGCTGACTTATGTTCGGCAATCAGGGTTCCTGGCCAGAAGATGTCGATGAAGCCGCCGCCAGCGGTAGAGGTTCGCTGGGCGCGCTTCTCGAAAACTGCCACCCGACGTCGGTCGATGCCGAAGATTCCGAGGAACTCGTTCCAGAACGTCTGAGCTTCCGCCTTCTCGTTTGTCTCGTCCGCCCATCGCGCGGCGAATGCCGCTGCAGACGTGCGGATCTCATTCCAGGATGGCGGCTTCGCCACGCAATCTCCTTTGACTGGCTGTCCATTCAGAGTAGTTCGCGGGTGTCGCAAACCACTTCGGCAGCAACCGTCACCGACATGGAAACTCTTGGCCAGATCGTCCGCCGTGACGGAATCGTCCTCGACACCCGCGCCAACATCACCCCGGGCGCACGCCTCACTGAAGACGGCCGTCGCATCTACCGCGCACTCGCCTACGACATCACCGAACTCGACCGCCACGGCACCACAATCGCCCCGAACGCCTTCCGAGCCCCAGCCCTCGAGAACCTCCCACTCATCCTCTGGCACGACGCCGACAACCTCCCCGTCGGCCGCGTCGTCGAGTGGACAATGACCGAGCAGGGACCCGTCGCCGGGTTCATCTTCGCCGACACCGAGGCAGCCCGTGAGGCCGAACTGCTCGTCGCCACCGGCTTCCTCAACGGCGTGTCCATCGGCTTCATCGGCTGGGATTACGACACGATCGACGGCGTCCCGACCTATCTCGACGTCGAAGTCGTCGAGCTCTCTCTCACCCCAACACCGTCAAGCCGTGGTGCGCTCGTGAACCTGCAGCGCAGCATCGAAGCGATCCAGGCGAGCGCACCGGCAGAGGAAGCGACCGTCGTCGTTGAGGAGACTGCCGTCCACTGCAACTGCTGCTCACTCCGCTTCAAGACCGGCGAACCGGTAGAGGAAGTCGTCGAGCCAGCCGCAGACGAGACCCCGGCTGAAGCAGCAACCGTTGCCATCGAGGGCGACCGGACCATCCGGCTGACCTCGCTGATCAACCGCTTGCGGTAAGTCAGCGCTCGATCTCGACGAGGCCTTGTGAGGCGCAGTCGGCGGTTGTGACCGTCCGAGAGAGCACGTCCCAACAACCGAATACCTATCCCCACAAGGAGCAATCATCATGAATCAGAAGCGCGATGAACTCACCTCTGAGTTCAACAAGCTGGCCGCTCGCGCGGCCGAACTCCGCGGCACCGAGAATGCCGATGAGTTGATCACCGTCACCGCAAAGATGCGCAGCATCGAGTCGGAGCTCGCCGTCCTCGACCGTCAAGAGGGTGTCGCCAAGGTGGAGGTCGTCACGACCGCCCCTGCGACCCTCGGCGAAGAGGCCATCGAGTCCCGTGTCTTCACCAAGCCGATCGGCTCGGTCGTTGAGCTCGACAAGCGTGACATCTTCCAGTCAGGCGCATTCCCGCTGCCCTCTGGTGCGTCGCCGTACGTCGGCCTCGACACCACCAGCGGTATCGCCGCCATCCCGACCCTCCCGACGTCGTTCGTGGATCTTCTCCCGGTTGTGCCGACCTCTTCGGATGTCGTGCGCTACTTCCGCCAGGAGACTTTCACCAACTCCGCCACTGGTAACTCCACTCAGCTTTCTGCTCTGAACAAGAGCGACCTCACCTGGTCGCAGCAGATCGCGGTGCTGGCGAAGGTCGGTCACTACATGGTCGTCTCCAAGGAGACCTTGTCTGACGATCCGGCAGTGGCTGCCCTCATCAACCGTGAAGGCGTCCGTGGCGTCCGTGAGAAGATCGAGTCCGACCTGCTCGCCGCGTCCAACGTGGCTGGCAGCGTCGCTTCGATCGTCGCCGGTGCGCAGTCCGAGACCTACGCGTCCGAAGAGGGTGTCCTCGTCGGAATCCGTCAGGCCAAGACCAAGGCTGAGCTCGCGGGTCTGCCCGCCGACTTCGTCGTGGTCACCCCTGCGGTGCGTGAGGCGATCGACCTGCTCGCCATCCCGGACAACGGTGGTGTCGGATACTTCGCATCCGGCCCGTCGACCCTGTTCGGTATGCGGCTCATCACCTCGTACCGTCTGCCGACCGGTGTCGACGCTCTCGTCGGCTCCACGCAGGCTGTGACGCTCCGTTCGAAGTCCGGCGTGACCGTCGAGACCTCGGACAGCCACGATGACTACTTCATCAAGGATGGAGTTGCCATCAAGGTGACCGCTCAGATCGCTGCCCAGAACGTGCGCCCTTCGGCGTTCGTGAAGGTCAGCGCTGCTGCCTGATTCAGCTAACCGCTGAAGCGTGAGTCTGGCCCCCGGGGAAACCTGGGGGCCTTTCTCATTGTCGGCAGCAACGGTCGCAACGAGGAGCGCGCCCAATGCTGTTGACCACTACCCGTTACACCGACATCACCGGCCAGTCGGCCCCAGCTTCGTTTGCGTCTTTAGAGGCGCGCGTGATCCGTCGCCTTGAGGGCTTGCTCGGACGGATTCTTGTGCTCGACGAGACGCTCGAGGAGGGTGACAACGGATACGGGGAAGGGTTTACGTCGGAGACGCTGCCGAACGATCTGGCAGAGGCGATCGCGTGGGGAGTGTCAACGCTGAACGCTCCGCAGCCGCTCACCGTTCCGCACGCTGTGTCGAGTTTCGGGATCGCTGGCGAATACAACGTCGCCGTCACGAACGGTCAGTGCTTCACCGCCGACGGAGTGCCGCTCTCGTCGCGCTATGCGTTCTGCGCCGATCTTGGCGGACGTTGCGTGACTATGGCTCTCCGGTACCGGCGGGTGGCTCTGTGATCGGCGGCCGTTCCATTCGAGTGCGCCGTCACACGTCATCGACGTTGGACGTTGAGGGCCGCCCCGTTGCCGGAACTTTGGCAACGATCGCGACTGTGTCGGGTCACCTGTTTTCGCGTCAGGTGACGGCGAGCGTTGACGGTCGGACTGTGCTGGTGAACCGAGTCCAGGCGCTGCTGCCAGCAGGTACGGATGTCCGGGCGAAGGATCTTCTCGAGCTCGTCGACGAGTCCGGGGTCCTGTATCGGGTGACGACTGTGGCGTCGCGCCCGTCGCCGTTCGGTGGTGTTCACCATCTGTCAGTCGAATGTGAGGTTTCGAACTGATGGCTTCGTTCGAAATCACCTATGACGAGATCGCCGAGCGGGAGATGATGAAGTCTTCTGCGTGGCGACAGTTCCTTGACCGTCTCGGTTTCACGATCGTCGGACACGCCGTCCCGCACTCGGGTGTCGATACTGGCGCGCTTATGCAGTCGATGGGTCATCGAGTGGAGGACAACGGCGGTGGGGCAGAGCTTGTCCTCGGCTCTGGTGCAGCGACCGGCGTGCAGGAGATCTGGTATGCGGCGCCGCACTGGGCGAAGCAGAAGCCGACGATGCCACGACCGCTGAACGCCAAGTCGCGCAAGAAGCGTCCCCACCCGACGAAGCCTGCGCCGACGAAGCCGTGGACGAAAGCCATGCGGGCGCTCGGAGTCCCGTTCACCGTTGAGCCAGGAGGTTTCGAGTCGTGAACCACGAACCCGTGTCCTTATTTATAGGTTGGCTAAAGACCCTCCCCGGTCTGTCAGCGGTCGCTTCGCGCATCGCGTCCCAGGTGGCTGACGACACGCAGCTCCCTGCGATCGCCGTTGTGAACGCCACCGGCGCCCCGATCGCTGATGCGGGCGGGATCGACACGATCTACGACTGGACGTTCACCGTCTACTGCATCGCGGGGAAGACCGGTGTTGGCTCGGACTACCCCGACTATCAGACGGCAGCCCAGCTCGCCGGGGCCGTCGTGGACGGCTGCCGCGCCGTCGCCGGTGGCGACCACTACGCCACGACTGCTGGCGCCCGCCTGATCGACCTCGAGGTCGTTGCGATGACTCGGACCGTTGACGAAGGCGGCAACGCCATCGTGACGTTGACCGTCGACGCTCGAGTTTCTGACTAGACGCAAGCAGCAACAGTCAGGGGCGTTCGGCGAAGTGTCGAACATCAACCTCCAAGGAGCCTCAAATGTCCGCAGTCACCACCAACCTCGTCCAGGGCTCGGCCCGCATCTTTGCTGCCGCGTCGAACGCCACCATTCCTGGTGCCGCTGATCTCGCCGACCTGAAGGCTGGCGATCTGACTGGTTGGACCGAGGTCGGCCACACGACCTCCGCTGTGCGTCTCACCGACACCCCGACCCTCGTCGAGGCGAACAGCCAGCAGGCTGCCCGCACTCTCGCCGTCGCAGTATCCCGCTGGGAGACCCAGATCGAGACGACCTGCCGCGAGGTGACCCTCGAGAACCTGCGCAAGGTTCTGCACGGCACGACCGGCACTGGTGTGGTGAACCCTTCCGCGTCGACCGCTGCTGAGGTTCTCAAGTTCGCGATCGTCGGCCCGTGGTCCGGCGGTGACGAGGTGCTCGTGACTGTCGAGTTCGGCGTGGTTTCGTCTGGTCTGAACATCGCGTTCGACCGCGAGAACTACACCGAGGTTCCGCTGACGATCCGCGTGCTCGAGGGCGACACTCTGCCCGCCGGCTACAAGGTCACTGTCGTCGCCTGACGCCACGGGGCATGAGCGCCCCGCCACATTTGGGACGGTAAGGTCACAGATGTGTTCCAGCTCGCCGCTTGGATAGTCGGACTCAGCACATCGCTGGGTATCAACGCTCCCTATGCATTTGATACCGCGTCTGTGTGGTGGCAGGGGATCGTGTTCGGTGTGCTGCTCTACCCGGGGATCTGGCTGCTCGGGTTTGTCCTGCCGCGCCTCACCCTGAACTTTGCTTCGGGAGCGATGATCGGCGGCGGAATCTCGGCGGTGATCGCCGTATTCCAACAGGAGTGGCCGTTCATCGTTGGAAGCTTGGTGACGTTAGCGGTGGGCTATCTCACTGCTTGGGGACAGAACCGCCGGGTCGAAGGCTGAAAATCTGCCGCAACGGTATGCGGCATGGACTTCAACTCGGCCACACCTGACCAGGCACGCACCCTCGTCAAGAGCGTCCGCATCGGATGGGAACACGACATCGTCGAAGACGAGGCCGGACGACGCCTCGAGTACCGGCTTGACGAAGCAGGCGAGCGCATCGCGCGTGTTTACCAGGTGCCAGTGTCGCTCACCGCTGAGCAGCTACTCGCCAGGTCGAAGCAAATCGACGTTGCAGTATTTCAGCGTCTCGCCACTGGTGACATCGAGGCGCTGTTAGAGGTGCTGGACGTCCTCGTCGGCGACGACATCATCGGTCAGATTGGTTCGGACGAGTCAGTTTCCGTCCCCGACTTCATGCGCTTTGCGTCCTGGCTGCTTTCCGAGCTGAAGCTCGATGACTTGTTCGGCGGCCCGGGAAACTGATCAGGCGGGCAGGGCCCGCCATCCACTATCTCCTGGAGACGGCACGCATCTTCCATCGGTTGCCTACTGCGGTAGTCGCTGATTTCCGTCGCGAGTATTCGATCAGTTGGTCGGCACTGCTGTCCCTGTCGGCGGTTGAGTTTGCCGTACTCCTAAACGGGCTTTCGGACTCGTCGAGAACCGTCGCTGAGTGGTCGCGCGCGGCGGCAACGGTCGACCCTGTGGAACCGAGGAACGTTGACGAGTTCGTGGCGCGCATTCAGCGTCACCGGGGCGCCGTTGTGGAGGTGGTGAGCCGTGGCCGGTAAGTCGTTGATGTCCGCAGTGGTGCGGATCCGGCCGGACCTCGAGCAGTTCCGGAAGGAACTCATCGATGGTGTGAGCGCTGCCGGGAAGCAGTCGGCGGAGGGTCTGCAGGCGCAGATGGCGCAGGCCGGTGACAATGGCGGCAAGGCGGCCGGTGACGGTCTCGCCGACGGTGTGCGCTCCGGTTCGGATCGCGCGAAGAAGGAGCTCTCGTCGCTGGAGGATCGCGCAAAGCGCATCGGTGACGGCTTCGGGAAGATGCAGAGTGTCGGCGCGAAGATGTCGCTCGGCATCACCGCGCCGCTCGTGCTCCTTGGCAAGCAGTCGCTTGATGCTTTCTCTGAGTTCCAGGACGCGTCGGCGGCTGCGGCCGTGTTTTACGGAGATCAGGTCACCGAGATCGAGACTTTCTCTGAGCAGTCGGCCAAGTCCTTTGGTGTATCTAAGCGCGCCGCATTTGAGCTGGCTAACGGACTCGCACCGCTACTTCAGCAGTTCACGAGCGCAGATCAAATGGGCTCTGTCGCTGTTGACGCGATCGCGCGAACAGCTGACATGGCGTCCTTCTTCGGTGGATCAGTTGACGAAGCCGCAATAGCGGTGCAGTCGTTCCTCTCCGGGTCGAGTGTTGAGCCGATCCGCCGGTTCGGTGTGTTCGCTAGCGCCGCGGCGGTTGAGGCGAAGGCGATCAGCATGGGTCTCGTCGAATCATCTGTTAGTTCAGCAAAGTTGTCACAGGCGCAGGCAAGGCTCGCACAGGCGCAGGAGCGGGTGAACAAGCTGACGAAGGACGGCAAGCAGGGGACAACCGACTATCAGAAGGCGCAGGCCGACGTGATGGCAGCGGAGGAGAACTTGGCCGGAGTCCTTGACGGCAAAGTCGGCGACATGTCGGACGCCGTGAAGATTCAGGCGCGCTACGCGATCTTGATGGAGCAGACATCGCAGGCCGCAGGGGACTTCTCCCGCACGTCCGACTCCTTGGCTAACTCAACGAAGGCGACGAGGGCTGCAATGGAGGACCAGGCGGTCACTGTTGGTGAGCAGCTGGCCCCGCACATGCAGAACCTGCAGGAGCACTTGCTCGACTTGCTCGAGAGGTTCTCGCGCCTACCCGAGGGTACTCAGAAGTTCATCATCATGGCGGGGGCGGTTGCGGCAGTAGCTGGCCCAGTTGTTGGCCTGGTCGGAACTATCGGGAAGCTGAGCACATCGTTGCTGTTGGTTGCAGCACGCTGGATGGGCGTGACCGCCGCTGCGAGCACCGCCGCTGGCGCACAGGCCGCGGCAGGTGCTGCGGGGGCTAACGCGGCTCGAATGTCTATGGCGGCATTCGCTGGGAAGGCGTTTATTGGTGCAGGCGCGTTCGCCGCCGGGTATGGAATCGGCTCCTGGCTGAACAACCAGTTCGGCATTTCGGACTGGTTGGGGAACAAGATCAGTGGGCTGGCCGAAGGTGGTGTCACAACAACGCAAGGTGTCACCCTCGTAGGTGAAGAGGGCCCTGAGCTGCTGACTCTTCCACGCGGTGCCGAAGTGCGACCACTCGACAAGGTGGGCGGCTCCACTTACAACATCAACGTCCAGGTCACTGGCCGCGCAGCTGACGACCCAGCCGCACTCGCACGCGAACTAGACCGAGTGGCCCGACGTGCGTCGGCAACGGTCCGCACCAGGAGACTCCCGTGAACCTCAAGCAGATCACCCTCATCCCCGCCTCTGGGTCGAACCTCACTCTCGGCTCCGTCGTCTATACGAGTGGTTCCCCGTCCGGTTTCACGATCGACACCCTCGAACTCGACCCGGCGCCTCGGCGTCTCTACATCGCTGACCTCGCCCTGGTCCCTGGTGCGGTTGTCGCTCCTGGCCAGATGGAAGGGAGGACCGTCAGGGTCGCAGGGATGATCGTTGGCGCAGACGCGGAGTCGGTCCGGGCGTCGAGAAGCACTCTGATTCGAACTCTCAACAACGGTTCGGGTGGAACAGTCGGAATCCGGTGGACCACCGAGTCGACCACCCGTCAGCTCGAAGGGCACCTCGAGGGGTCGGTTCTTTGTCGGTCAACTGGCTCCCACTTCCTCGAGTACGAGTTCACGGTCGTCTGCCCAAACCCGATCGCGTACTCGACGACCATTTCGACTGGCACTTGGGGCGATCCACTGCCACTGGAGAATGTTGGTACGGCACCCGCGTGGCCTGAAATCGTCATCACCGCAACGGGCACGTCGGTGACTGTCGCCAACGCGACTACTGGAGAGACGTTGACGATTGAGTCGCTCACGATAGGGAACGTTCTCACCGTTGTTACCGAACCTGGCTACGAGAACATCACGATCGCCGGTGTGCCAGCGCTGAACAAGATGTCTCCCACGTCGCGGTTTCCGCGGCTCGCGCCTGGGAACAACACGACCACGATCACCGGGGGGACGGCGACCGCGACCTGGTATGCGGGATGGGGTGAGTAGCAGTGTCCTACAAGGTCACATCGGGATCGCTGCCCACCGTCTCTGTCGGCACTGAGGCTGTCGGCTACTTCACGACCAACTACTGGGGTGCTCAGGCGGTCAGCTTCGAGTTCTCTCTCGATGGTGCGACATGGTCCGAATCGGTCACCGTGCTCGGTGGTGCGATCTCGCAAGAGTGGCGAACGCAGTTCGAAGGTAAACGTGCATACGGAAAGGTCAAGCTGACTCCAACGGTCGTGGGGGACGCCACCTTCATGATTCGCGTCAAGACCGCGGCGGGGGAGACGGGTCCGTTCCAGTTCGTTGACGTTTCCGCATTCCAGGCGGTTGCAGACTTTCCAGCAATCAGCTTCGAGGTCTCTACGAACGGGACCACGTGGACCCGCTCGGGAAACCCGTTGTCTGTGGCTGTGACGAGCGATGGTGGTTTCATCGTCTACATCGGAACAACAGAGCGGTATGTCCGCCTCAATGGAACGAATGTCGTCGACTGCGTTCAGAGCGGGGTGAAGTTCCTGAAGTTCTCAGACAGCGGCGCCTACCAGTGGTTTGCGCGCTCTGGTGCAGGTAACTCATCAGGCAACAGAATGATGGCCGACGCCAATGGCATCTACTTTGTCTGGAACGGATCGACTTCATCAGCGACGTTCACTTCGGCAGATAGCACAACGCTTACTGTCCCCGCGCGAACCGCGGCACGCGAGTGGAACATCACCAAGATGAACAACAGTGGTGTTTGGCAGGACAACACCCGTATCCGCTGGAGTGCCGCAGGTTCCGGATCGCAAGTTGTCTCGGATGTAGCGATTGGTGGAGGCATCTTGCTCTTGTCGATCCCGGTCGAGTGGACGACCCACACCGTCACCTACGGTCAAAACGACAAAGTCCTAAACGTCACCGCATCGGGCTCGGTCATCCGTGGTGGGTGGGTGGCACTTGAGACGGCGACAATGACGGGCAAACACGCAGGGCATTTGCTCACGTCAAACTCGGGGAACCGTGCAGCAGTTGCAGTCACCGCAGCGGGCCGATCAGTCATCCTCGGATCAAGTGGCTCATCGTCCTCCACACGGACTTACAGCCTCCTTACTCGGGATACTGAGGGAGTTGACAAGGGCGGCATCACGATCACCGCTCCCGGGGGGAGCTCCAGCTTCTGGGTTGCTGCCGACGAATCGAACATCGTGATGCTGATGGGAAAGACCGGCTCGTCTACCCAAACGTGGACCGCATCTAACTTCCCTTCGTCGCCGTTGACGGTAGGAACAAACAATCAGATCGTCAGCTGGAAGTGCTCTACAGAGACCCAAACCAACCAGTGGAAGTCGTCCTCCTCGGTAGCAAGTGTCGTATCAACTGGTGAGGTCTTTGCGACGAGCGGTGACTTCACCTTCAGTTATGGATCGGTGGTAGCGCGATACTCCGCCGACACAGGAACAGCCGTGTGGGTGGCTACGTCTACAGCCGGTATCGGCGGCGGGAGCGGCACGGCAGACGTCGACACCAACGGCAACCTGGTGGTGGAGGTCGCCGAAGGCACTCTGACCGACTCTGACGGAACCTCCACGACTGTCCTAAGTGGAGCAACTCGACGCTTCGTCACAATCCTCAACACTGACGGCGACTGGGGAAAGCGAGCGATCAGCGCCGGTGTCGGCGGAACTGAACCGAGTGCTCCGTTCTCCGTCGACTGGCCGTTCATGGAGGTCGCGGAAGACACTTCATTCAGTGCAACCGTCATAGGATTCGACCCAGAGTTCTCGCCAGGTGCAGCGATACTGCAGGTCTGGGATCCTCGCAAGGATGACTGGGTCGACAATCCGAGTTCCTTCGCACCGGAGACGAACGGCGTATACCCGGCCACGATCAATGTGACCATGGGCGCGGACATCCTTGTGGGTGCCGAGGTAGAGGTGACACCGACCCCTAACTTCTTCGGCGACTTCAGTGTTCTCTTCCGCTGGAAGATCGTCGACGACGCGTTCCAAACTCGGTTCGGCCCTTCAGCAGAGTTCGTAGTCACGTGGACATCAGATGCACCCACCGCGCCGGCAGGAGTAGCCCCGACGCTCTTCGAGGACGACGGCGACACGATGGTGATCTTCTGGACGGACCCAACTGCAGCAGGGGGCGCTCAGGGGAACTACGAGGTTTACCTGTCAGAAGTGGAAGCTGACGGGACCAACTGGCGTCCGAAGTCGTGGTCAAAATCGGACGCAAAGCACACAGACGAGGTGACGATCGCGGTGACATCACTCTCGACGACAGACCTCGAAGCGACTCTGACAATCACTCCGAAGAAGAACAAGTCGGGGGACTACCGATTTGCCGTAAAGGTCAAGCAGCTGGCCGGTGACAAGGAAGAGTCACCTTTCACAGTCTTTGAGGGAACGATCACGAACCTCCCGGACATCCCGGAGATCGACGGCCGTTTCCCCGTCATCGACTGGGACGGAGATGACTGGGACCTCCAGATTGGGTTGACGCCGGACGGTCCATGGTCGGACTGCATCACGCTCGATGACGGGACGAAACTCTGCGTCGACGGCAACGAGGTGGTCGTTGTTGAGAAGGGGTCAGACAGCAAGTACGTCTACTACATCAGGGCATCTGACTCGACCGGTCAGGTTTCTCAGCCAAAGCGGGTCATCGGTTTTCACGGGAACGGCGCGACGGGCGCCTATCCGCAGCGAATCATTCGTAACGGGTCGGGCGTGGTTACTGACATCGAACCGATGTTCTTTCTCTTTGGGATCACGGCGCTCCGCTTCGAGGAAGGCCTCGATGGTGTCGGATACGCCGAGGTCACCGTGGCGTCAGATCAGCTCAAGCGCCGTGCCGAGGAGTCGAGTACGACTGTCCGCGACTTGCTCGACCCATTGAGCGTCGAACTCGTCGTGACGTTCCAGGGCCAGCCCGTCTTTGTAGGACCGATCACCGAGGTGGAGTGGGAGTCGGCGCGACCGACGACCTACATAACAGCGCGCGGCCTGCTGCACTACTTCGACAACCGCATAGTCAAAGTGGATACTGAGTATGAGGAAGCCGACCTCTCAGACGTTGCGGCAACCATCGCTGCGAATTCCCAATCCGAGCCGTGGGGAGGTCTCGGCATCGGCACAGACACAACGAACTGTGAGACCCTTGGAACCTTGAGCCTGAGGGCAGGAACAACTGCGCTCGACGCACTGAATGCAGTTGCAGAGAAGCTCGATGGTCCTGAGGTGTGGGTAGACCCGGCGACACGGATGCTGATGGCGAAGCCAACTCGAGGAACTGACCAGCGGAGCCGCGTCCGCATCACTTCGGGTGTCGCCGATCTCGCAGATCTCCGCTCCCGCGGAGAGACGGTCGTGACCGTCGCGCGGGTGGTCGGTGCGGATGATGGGACGGGTGGAAACTATGAGGCAGTCTTCGCGTCTACTACGAAGCTCGGCATCTATGGTCGCGTCGAGCGGAACTACTCCGCACCGCAGCTCACATCGAACACGGAATGCGCTGCAGTGGCTCAGAGAATCGTCCAATCTCGTCAGCAGACAACGCCTGCGCTCACACTCGCATTGACGGTGACGCCGCAGCGGGTTTTCTCGCTACTCGATCTTGGCGTCGGTGACGTCATCACCGTGGACGTCGAGGATGGAACGTTCGGCCGAATCCTCGGGGACTATCGAATTGTGAACCGTGCCGCAGACTTGGTGGATCAAGCTGACGGCACGTATCAGATCAGACTGAACATTGAGCCTGCGATCTACATAGATGGTCGTCTGATCGGGTCCCGCTCGCGATTCAACCCGGCGATGGCGACGGAGCTGACAAGCCTCGCCGTCAACCAGCGGCGAGGGTAGTCACAACAGCAACCGTCGTCAGCATGAGTGCGGCGGCGTGGGCGTTCCTGGGTGCGGTGGCTACTGGCCCGATCACGGGACTAGTCACCGCCGTTCTTACGAAGAAGCGGATGTCAGCCGAGGCGCATCAGTTTCTCGCCACCGGCGCGCAAGCGGTGGCCGAGGGGGCTGGTCGTCTCGTAGGAACAATGTCAGAAGCGATCGATGCTCTCCGAGTGGAGCTGGAGCAGACGAAACTGGAACTCTCACAGACACGCGTCGAACTTGAGCACCACATCCAGGAGGCCGAGGTTCTGCGGGCGGAGATCCGTGAACTGCGCATTGAGCTCGAGAAGCGCAGCAACGGTTAGGGCATGGAAATGCTGAAGTCCTGGGCCAAAGTGTTCGTTGCTTACCTGCTCGGCTGCCTGCTGGCGTCCGGCGCAGACGTTTTCGCTGTGTCGTGGACTGACCTGCGCACCTGGCTCGCCGGGGCAATCGCTGCCGTCCTCCCGCTGGTCATCACTTGGCTTGACCCGAGTGACGGTCGCTGGGGCCGCTAGTCCAGGTCTCGAAGAAGCCGTTCGACCAGTTCTTCGTCAGTGAGCTTTGCGAGAGCGCGTGCGACACGTCGCTGATCGCTGACGGGTACCGCTGAGAGAAGTTCGACTTGGAGACGCCCGACGCCTGGCGGAGGGAGAAGTGCGATTGCGAGTTCGCGCGCAATGTCGAAGTTCGGACTGATCGTCGTGCCTACGTTGGCCGTGTAGACAACGACGTTGCGTTGGTAGTGCCGCCAGATGGCGAGACCAGTTCCGTCTGCACGGTGTCGGGACACAAGGCTCCTCAGGTTGTGAGTGACCGGTCCACCGCGATCTTCGATTGACCACAGGAAGTAGTCGCGTCCAGGCACGAGCTTTCGTGTTCCGCGAATCAGGTCAACCAGTAGCTCGTCAGGGTTGCCCCGATAGCGCTCGTCAATCCTGCCGTTGGGCATCGTCAACCAGGCGAGGAATGGACCCAGGGCACACGCGAAGTCTCCGGCGTAGAGCTTCTGTTGCCGTCGCACACCTTTGATGTTGATTGGCACGCGCGTCTCCGTTCCATCTCCGTGCTCCCACACGATCCAGCAGTCAGCCGGTCTGCGGAATCCCTCGATTGCCTCGATTCGAAATCCGGAAAGGCAAGTGAGGTCCGAGAGCGGGAAGTTCGACAGGTCCATCTCGTTAGCGATCGCGCGGCACCTGGCTGGTGTGAAGCTGGCCACGAGCTTCTTTTCGAGTGCCTCTGAGAAGTCACTTGAGCGACGAGCGTGGACGACGGCTGAGCGGACGATGCGGGCGACGGTAGGAGTGTCGGCGAACGCAGAGTGAAGGGCGGCAATGTCGGTAAGCCACCGGCGTGTCGGGCCAGTCGTCGTCACGCCAGGTGACCGTCGGGGCCGACGCTCTCGCGGCAAGGGGGGAAATAGGAGAGCCCCGGGCGTTCACCCCGGGGCTCTCACCAGCTGCCATGAATCAGCCGGTCTCACGCAGATCTAGTAGCGCGTGCGATGCAGATCTAGTAGCGCTCACTCCATTCGGAGCCGCTCTGCTGGAACTCGACGTCGAGTCGAACACAGCATCTAACAACGTTGCGATAGCAGTCCGCGCAGCAGCCCTGGTAGCGGCGCTCCGTGTCATCCATCGCTTGGGTGCCGCACTCTGGGCACGCGGTCATCGTGTTCATCATCTCTCCTTCCGCTAGTCACTGTGATCGCCGATCCGCGGCGTGCAATGAGGTTCGCCCACAAAATGGCAACACCCCTGAGCTTCCGCCCAGGGGTGTGCTTGACGCGTAACCGAACCGGCTAGTTGTCGTCGGGGATGCCCGTCACGCTGCTGTCAGGGTTGAGATACGGCTCGGCCTGGTTCTCCCAGATCAAGTTGAAGTCAACCTCGACGTACACGTCTCCGTATTCGTAGACGACATCGCCGTACTCGACAACCCGGAGGCGGTCGGCAAGCGGATGGTCTTTGATCACCTTCTCGAGGAACCTGGGAAGGTCGTCGACCGTGAGTAGGTCGGCGTCCTTTGCAAGCAGGATTGCATCCTCAGCGAGGTTGACGATCAGGCTGATCGCCTCGTCGTATGCGGAAGCCACGAACCTCACGGTAGGCGGTTGGTTTTCCGACTCTGTCGGAGTGTGGTTGTTCATACACCCGACAGTGCGCGCGGCAAGCCTTGACACAAGTCCAGGGGGATCCGTTGTAGGAGCGATTCTCCTGGCTCTCCCCGGGACCTGTGGCCCGTTAGCGCTTGACGTGCTTTTTCTGGGCGGCCTTCGATTTCCGTGCCGTTTTGCGACGAGAAGCAGGGCTTTTCGGGGCCATTTCCGTCCGATTTCCGTCGACTTCGACGGTGAACGGGCCTGTCTCATAAATCCGGCGGGCAGTCGCATCGTCGTCGGGAAGCTCGCCGAAGTAGATGCTCATGAGCACCTCCTTGTCGTGACCGAG